CGATGGAGCAACTGGAACCTACCTTGGTGCAATTGCTGTTTTGTCCCGCGATGACATCAACGATGGCACGGTGGCAGGGATCGCCAACGGCTCAGTGATCCGTGGCTAGTCATGGAAGACCTGGACGTTGAGCTGGTCCAAGGGTGGAATGGGTTGCAGGCGGGACACCGTCTGCGACCTCCCCTTGGGCAGGCCTTGCTGATGATCGATCTTGGTTTCGCTAAGAGGCTGGAAGATGTGGAATCCACTGGAAGTGCATACCAGAATTCTCACTCCTCCGGTGAGCGAGCCAATCAGTCTGAAGGAGGCCAAAAAGCATCTCGAAATCCTCGAAAGCGATGACTCTCACGACGAGCAGATCCAGTTGCTGATTGAGGTTGCAAGAGATCGGGTTGAACGAGACTGTGGGCTGGCGCTGCTGACGCAGACCGTGGAGCATGTCCAAGCAGGCTTCACGGAGGCGATCCAGTTGCAGCGCCGGCCGGTTCAGTCCGTGACCACAGTTCAGTATTACGACGACGGAAACGCGCTCCAGACGCTGTCCAGTTCGATATGGCACCTGAACCCAGCGAAGGAACGCATCGAGCTAAAGTACCAAGAAGATTGGCCGACAACCGCCGACCGCTGGGATGCAGTCAAGGTGACCTACGTCGCAGGCTACCAGAAGGCATCTACGGTGCCGGCAAGCCTAAGGCGAGCCATGCTGCTTTGCATCGGGCATGATTTTGAGAATCGGGACCAGATCGCCAATGAGGGGATGCTGACCGAGGCGACATACGAACGGCTGAGGCGGCGCTGGATTCGCCCGAGCTACCCATGAAATACCGACCAAATCGATTTGCCGTATCGGACATGCGTGATCGCATCACGATACAAAAGCCGACCGAGTCGCAGGACAGCTATGGGCAACCAGTAGTGACCTGGACGACGCACCTAGCAAGTGTGCCTGCAAGCTTTGAGCCAGCGAGGCTGGGGAGCGGAGAGACGACCAGGGGCCGGCAAGTGGAGGCAACCTCCTCCGCGATCCTGATGACTCGATACATCCAAGGACTGACCACTAAGATGCGGATCGTCAGGAATGGCGTAGCGTATGGCATCCTGGCGATTAGAGAAATCAACGGTGGCAGTCGCTACCTGGAAATCAGCTTAAAGGACTCCGATGGCTAGGCTACCAAGCAGGACTATGGGCATCGTCTCCATGGACGCAACGAGCCTTGGAGAGGTTGAGAAAGTCCTTGGCGAACTGAAGCAGCAAGTTTATGACGCACGAAAGAAGTCCGCAGTAAAGGCAGCACAGCCAATCGTAAAGCGAGCTACAGAGCTAGCGCCTGACTCCAAGTCGAATATCACCGCAGGCGGAAGAGCGGATGGGCCGACAAGAGACAAGTGGGGAAAGAAGTACCGGGACAACCCAAAGTGGACTGGAATCAGCATCAAGCATCATGTTGGCGAAAAAGCAATCGTCGGAAAAATCCAGGATTTGTTGATTGTTGGATTGAAGTACCCAAAGGGCAACAAGGGCAACTTCAACTACACAGTCAACAAGGAGGGGCGTGAAGAGGTATTTTGGGGCAGACGCAATGGGACATTGTGGAAGCCTGTGTACCGATTCATGGATAAAGCGCTGGACGAAAAGAAGAAAGAAGTCGTCGACATCTTCGTCGCTGAAATGAAGAAGGCTATCGAAAGTGGCTAACGTAGGCATTGCATTCAGGACTCTGTGCCTGACCAAAACAGCGATCACCAACCTGATCGGGCAGCGAATGTACCCTGACGTCCTGGTTCAGGGGTCGCAGATGCCTGCCGTGGCGTATTACATCATCAGCACCGAGCGAGAAAAACTGATCGGCAAGATGAGCAGGCTTGCACACTCCAGGTTCCAAATCGACTGCTACGCAATGACTCGTAGCCAGGCAAATGCTGTGGCTCAGGCATTCAGGACGAGCCAGCTCGATGAGTACCGTGGAATCACAGCATCGATCATGTTCAATGGAATCGAGATAGATTCCGGCGAGCAGTATTTGCAGGAACCACCAACAGATGGAAGTCAGGAGCATCGCTACCTGACTAGTTTTGATATGCTAGTTCATTACACAGAAGGAGTTTGACAATGCCCGTGACATCCACCTCAGGCGATACCGGGAATGGGGCAACGCTGACCTTTGCAACCACTGCGTTTGCTGTCGGCCTGCAGAACATTCAAGGCTGGACCGAAGAGGTCGAGCGGCTTGAAGTTTCGACGCTTGCCACGACTTCCTTCAAGAGATACATCGCTTCGGATCTCAAGGAAACCCCAGAGATCACCGTCAACTTTTACTGGGACACCTCGCTTGCCCGTCCCGCGATCGGGGGAACGCCGGAAACGATGACCATTACGTTTCCGATACGCACGAATGGTGGTGAAGCTACTGCCGCAAACTATGCCGGCACTGGCTTTATTCGCTCGATTACCTGGCCGACTTTGGAAAATGGTTCCGTTCAGATGGGAAGTATGGTGCTTTCCTTTGACGGGACAACTGGTCCCACTTGGACAAAGAGTGCATGATGATTGTTGAATTGCGTCCGCATATTGGACAGATGGCTACCGCTCTTGGAGTCGTCGACGTCGAACACGATCAGTGGATCGTCATGGCAGGAGTTGAAGAGGATCGGGTGCGACAAGTCGGGTATCTGTGCAAGACCCCCGGCAGCAAAGTCCAGCCGATTCTCTCGCTTCCTGACTCGGTTTGGGGTAAAATCACCGATGAGTTGATGAAGTTGCCGCAACTTCAGGGCTGGACCCAGCCCAAGGTTGTGGACTTTTCGACCGTGGTGTTTATGGACCAACCGGAAGACGAGCAGGAGGATGTCGACGATGGCGATGAGTAAGGAGCAGTTCCTGGCAAAGAGTTCAAGGCGATACACCGAACATGAAGGTGTTCGCCTCCAAAGCTTGACCGCCAAGGAGTACTTCGAGTGGGAAGCGGATCGGATTGACTACGCCAAGGGGAAGGTCACCAAGGAGAAGATTGTCACTTCTCGGCCGAAGCTTTTGAGCCTGATGGTTGTCGATGAGGATGGGAAGCGGATGTTTCCAGACTATCGAGAACTCGATGGGCTCGACAGCAAATGGATTGGTGACCTGTACGATGCGGCGATGTCTCATGCCGGATTTGCAGACGACGACGAAGTGAAAGACGAAGAGGAAACGGAAAAAAACTAAGGAGACACCCGAGGCTAATGCTGGCTGCAAGGCTGTGCTTCGCCTGGGGTATTCCTGACGTTGAATCGTTTCTTGAATCCACGCCTCCACAAGTGCTTGATTTCTGGATGGCGTTTGACCGGATCGAGCCCATAGGCGAGTCGGCTTGGCAGTCAGCGAGGATCGAGGCGATGCTGTACAGCATTCGCCAAGCGGTCCTTGCGTTTGGTGGGCAGCGCACAGACTGCATTACGCCAGACGACTGCATGCCTCCACGGTATCTGAAGTACGAGCAGAAGAAGTCGCCAGCGTCGATCAAATCGATGCAGAGTGTTCTTCAGTCTATGGCTTTAGGGGGTGCTGCAAGTGGCGAGAACGATCACTAGCGTCAACGTCCAGCTTGGATTTCAGTATGAGAAGTTCAAGCAGGGCGTTGACGGCAGCATTAATGCATGGAGGAACTTCAACAAGATCGCTAGGGACTCGGTCCCATTGCTCGATCGATACAACGAGGCAATCAAGAACGTAAATCAATGGTTTGTCACCCACAAAGGTGATCCAGAGGCTTATGCAAGAATGATTGACCAAGTCAATTATTCGTTCAAGCAAGGCAAGTATGCCATAAAAGAATTTAGCGACGAGCAGAAGCAGTATCTTGCCGACTTAAAGAGAGGCGCTGAACTTAGCATCGGGACCGCCGAAAGAAGGCAGACTGAGTACAACGCATCCGTTGCCGAAGCGGAGCGACTGCAAAGAGTCGGGACCATGTCCTTTGAGGCATATACGAAACGCATCGAGGAACTCAACAAAGAGTATCTCGGCATTGCGACTTCGGCAGAGAAGGCAGCAGCGGCAGAAAGAGAACTGCAGGCTGCAACGGCTTATGCAAGCTCAGTTATTGCCTCAGGCATGAGCAATTGGGACAGGTACATTGCAGAACCGAATCGATTCAGGGATGCAGCAGCAAAGGCTGGC